TGTGAGTGTCGATGGACTTGTGCTGCCACTTGCCGGTGACATGTTCGCTGGCATCATCCACGACGAGCTCCGTCGCACGAATGCCGCACCGATCCTCGACACGCTCAACCACTGGATCGACCCGATGGTGCAGATCATTGAGATGCTTGCCGAGGCATTTGGCTCGGTCCACGTTCCCGTGGTCGTCGGCAACCACGGACGCTACGACCGCAAGCCGATTGCGAAGATGCGCGCACGCGAGAACTTCGACTGGTTCTTTGCCAAGGCCATCGCTCGAGCCGTGCGCGACCGAGGCATCAGGAACGTCACGTTTGACATCAGCGACTCGCCCGACGTGATCGTCAAGACCTACGGCAAGACGACGCTCATCACCCACGGCGACCAAGCCCGTGGCGGTGCCGGCTGGGGTGGCGTGTTCAGTCCGATCATGCGCCTCGATGAGAAGAAGTCGCGACGCATGGCGCAGGTGAACCTGCCCTACGACTACATCGCGATTGGTCACTGGCATCAGCTGACGTTCATGCCTCGCGGCGTCGTCAACGGATCGCTCGTCGGCTATGACGAGTACGCGTTCCTCAACAACTTCGGGTACGAGGTTCCGCAGCAGGCGATGTGGTTGATGACCCCCAAACACGGTCGCACGTTTACCGCCCCGGTGTTCTGCCAGGACCCGGTGGCCGAGGGCTGGGGCATTTCGGGATGAACCTCGTGGTCGGCATCTGGCGCGCCGCGCCGGAGCCGATCCTTGGATGGTCCGCGGCCGCCGTGATCTTCGCTGTGTGGTTCGCGATGAAGCCGAGGTCGTGATGAGGTTCCCGGTGGTCTACGTCGTCTGGAAGGACCACGCGGAGGCCAACACGGCGGCGTGGGCGGAGATCGCCGGACTGGCGTCGAACAAGCTCGCTACCGCCGTCACGATCGGCTTCCTCGTTCACGAGAACGACGAGGCCATTCAGGTCAGCACGACGTATGTCGACGAGTACGGAATCTGTGGTCGACCCGACATCATCGCCAAGGCACTCATCGTTCATCGCGTCGAGCTCGACGTGGAGGAGTACGTGCCGCCACCGCCGAAGCGCCGACGCATTCGTTGATGACGCCCACATCACCCGCTGGCCGCCCACGACACCCACATTCTGGGTGGATCAACTCGGTGTGTGGGTTGCCGCCGACGAGGTCATGGCGCGCCATGACGCGCCATGCGCGCCACGAAGGTGCGCCATCGCGCCATGAAACGCGCCATAGGCAGCACCACACCGTCTGGTACAGGAACAAGGCTCCGTGACCAACTGCTGGTCACGGAGCCTTTTTCAGTGTCGGGCTGGCGGGATTCGAACCCACGACCTCTTGTCCCCCAGATTTATTCGGCCCCTCCGGGGGTTGGCGGGGATACCACGGAATATGCCGGATAGGCCCTGCGTGGAGTGCCTCTCTTGGACTGTGACTTGACACGACACCCCGTACTGTGCCGTAGTAGTCCCGCGCCATAGAGCGCGCCATGACAACCCGTTGTCTATAACAACCCTCACCCGACCCGACACTGAGAGAGGTAACCCATCATGGGCTACGTGCAGGAGTATGCCCCCGGCAAGTTCAGGGGGCGCAAACGCATCGACGGAAAGCTCGTCAGCAAATCGTTTACCAGTCGATCCGATGCCTACGCCTGGGCGGATGACGATGCCGTTTCGGACACCCCTTCGCTACCGGTTCGGGCTGCGAATAGCGCGCCCCGTGGGCTACAGATTGTGACGCTCGGTCAGTTCCTCGACGGCGGTGGCTTTGTCGACTCCAACAACCGCGAGTCGACGCGTGCACAAACCGAGTCGTTGATTCGCGCCCACATCCGACCCAGGTTCGGTGACACGCTCATCACGGAGATCACACACCTCGACGTTCAGCGTTGGATCACTACGCTCCACACCAAGGACCGTTCACCGCGTACCGTGCTGCACATCAAGAAGAAGATGCAGGGGTTGATGGACGCGGCGGTGCGCGCCGGACTGATTGCGGTGAACCCGGTCGTTGGGGTGGTCACGCCGCGCATCGACGAGGAGGAGATGAGGTTCCTCAACACTGACCAAGTTGTTGCGCTTTCCGACAACATCCACGACGACTTCAAAGCATGGGTTCCGCTGTGCGCGTACGGCGGACTTCGCATTGGTGAATCGTTCGGCCTTCGCTGGTCGCGCGTCGATCTGTTCTCTGGGACCATCGACATTGCGGAGATTGCAACCGAGGTGAAGGGTCACACCGTGCTGGGCGCGCCCAAGACCCGCGCAGGCCGCCGGGTCGTCTCAATCCCGCGGGTAGCTGTCCATGCCATCAGGGACCATCAGACGGCAATCGGTGGCACGCCTGACCCCTCCGCGTTCGTGTTTGGTGATGGCACGCGTCCGGTCAGCCAGCGTTCGTTTCGACGGTGGCGATTTGGTCCCGCCGCAACCAAGTCGAAGCTCGGGGAGCTCCGCCCGCACGATCTGCGTCACACCGCTGTCGCGCTGTGGATTGCGGCGGGGGCCTCGCCCAAGGAGGTGGCGGCGCGGGCTGGTCACACGAGTGTGTCGTTCACCCTCGACCGCTACGGCCATCTGTTCCCGTCGATGGACAAGAAACTGATTACCAGTCTGGACCGTGTCATCAAGAACGGGGTGAAGTGAAACGCCCCCATCCGCCATGACTCGGAAGGGGGCGTCTCGGTGCGGGACCTGGGCCAGATCAGGTTCATCCGCTGCTCGGGAGGTGACCCGCGTGTTCAACCCGACGAAGTCCACGCGGGCCACCTGCGACCGATCTGGTAGCGGCTTCCCGACGGGCATTGTACCTATCGTTGCGCGCGCAAGTACAGCATCACCCGCCGTGAATCACGGAGAGCTTCGGCCTCTCGTCGTCGTCGGTGACGAGCGTGTAGCGGGTGGTGCGATCGGACTTGGCCCGGGGCACCTCGGCGATCAGGCCCGCACCCGCAAGGATGTCGATGGCCTTGCTCACCAGTGAGGTCCCGAAGCGACGACCACCCGGCGTTCGGATGATCTCGCGCTTCGTTACACCATCACCGCGATGATCCTGAACGTACTGCATGACCATGTCCATGCACTCGTTCATGTCGTCCTTGCCAACCCTGTCCTCAATGATGCCGTATGACTCAAGCAGGTAGGGCCAGAGCCGCGACAGCGAGATGACATGCTCTTTTGAGATTGTGGTCGAACGATCGTTGATGGCGAACAGGAGGACGAGCTTCTTGGCAAGCAAGTCCAAACGACTCGTCACCCAGGTCTTGCCGGACAATGGACGCACGCGCTTCTCATAGAACTCATCCCAGAGCAGACCTGCATCTTCATCTTTCCATTCGACCACCCTGCCACCACTCCCCCATGAGCGAATGTGGCGCAATGGTTCGACGGCGGGTGTGATGTCGACGAGATCCGTCGGCCGCGCCGGACGCTCCTTGCCGCCACCAAAGGCGAACACCCAACGGTTGAGGAAGCCAGCCGCGGCATCGGCATCGGTGAGCAGTTTGCGGATTGAGTCGGGCTGGGTTGATGAGATGAGTTGCATGTAGTGGTCGCGCGCTTCAACCTCGCCAGCCATCCGGCTGGTGACCGCGACGGGGGTGCTGCGGTCGTAGAGATCCATCAGCACTTCACGGATCGTGTTGCCGTTGCGGCCCAACCGCTTCATGAGGCCAGCCAGCTCGCTCTCCTTCACGAGGCCGTTGACCGGCAGCACGGTGGTGGCACCTGTTGATGTGTCGGTCACCTTGTTCACGAACGAGTCGACCAACGCCTCACCCGATCCCGCCGAACCGATCATCCGAACACCCGAACTGGTTTCGCGGTTGTACGGCAACGCGTCGCGAAGCAACCGGTCGAGCATCGTCATCGCCATCGACTTACCGGCACCAGTGGTGCCCACAAGACAGACCATCAGATTCGGACGCACCGGAAAGGTGTCGCGATAGGTGACGTTGTTCCCCACCGCCGCGGCAAGGGCCATGAAGCCCTCCCAGAGATAGAACTCCTCGGGTTCGTGCGATTCGCTGGTGATCGTGAGCCATGTGTGAAGGAACGTGCCCGGTCGGATGCAGTTCAGGTCGCGCCAGTCGAACCTCGGTTCGTTCGACTCAACGACCCTGACGCCGTCATCGTCAATGCCATCGGGCTCGTGAACCGCAACCACCTCGGCGACCGCGATTGGCAACGGCGCGTCGGTGTGGTCCTCAGGGGGTGCGGTTGGGGCCGGTGTCGGCTCCGCCTTTACCAACCACTCGTCTTTTCCCGACACCACCACCGTGTAGCCAAGGTCCTCGGCCATCGCCTCACGGAGTCGCGGGAAGCTTTCCCTGGACTGGTAGTCGGGGTAGAACCCAAAGCGGATCGCAGCAATTGTGTACTTGTCAAATCCCTCACCGCAGCGGTAGCACATCCCCGTGTTCTTCTCGCTGTTGAGGGCGACGCTCGGATTCTTGTCCTCGTGGCCGGGGAATGGGCAGCTGACCATGATGTTCTCGGTCCTGCCCTTCGCGTCGGCGTGCATCTTCCCGCACCAACGGTTGTACGCCTCAACGATGTCAACGCGCTCCAGTACCGCATCCATCTCGTACTGTTCGGCCGGTCTGTCCGTGGACACGTCGGGCACGAGGTCCGCATCCCACGACAGTGGAATGAGAGCGGCGGATGAATCCGCCGGCAGCGCCGGAACCGTCCATCCGAAGTGCTCGGCGCGACGACGGGCAAAGCTGAGCAGGGACTCCCCTGCATGGCGTTTCGGTTCTGCGCTCATCGAATCGAACCCTCGGTAAGTGCCAGTATCGGATCGTCCTTGCGGAACACATCCGGCGGCGTGGAGATGTCGACGAAGAAGCCAGCCTTGCCGGACTTCTGGTTGACACCGAGTGGGAGCCGAACGAGATTCCCGAAACCATCGGACTTGACCTCGTCCTGCTTGGGGAACACCTCAATCGACATGGCGGCGAACTGGTCGGCGTGCCTGTAGAAGTTTTTGCCCTTGTCCGGCACGATCAGGCCACCGAACGAGTCCATGACCAGATGGGCCATGTCCCGTGCGTCGCTAGCCGGTGTAGCCGGGTCCAGGCAGATGTAGGCGTGCATGCCCTTGTTGCCGGAGTAGGCCACCATCACGGGCAGCTCGAGCATGCGGTGCGAACGCTTTGCGAATCCCTCAGCGAGAATGCGGAGATCACGAGCAAGCACCTTCTTCTGCTCGCTCGGCGGACCCGACCACACCTCCCGTGGGTCGATCTCGGTTCCGTCGATGCCGATGATCGGCGTCTCGCCACGCTCTACGTTTGCCTTGGCTCGCAGGTCGATGTCGAACACAATGACGCGACAGTTACCGTCCGTGGACACGACGTAGTGTCCGTAGGTGGACGAGCCCTCAACGTGGTCGACAACGTCCCGCAGTGTGAACGGGATCGTCGGGCTGTCGTTCTTCTTCATGTCCTCGCGCACGGGCATGTATGCCCCGGTGCGTGTTTGGATCGCCTTCACGTCGCGCCTCTCAACGAAGCGGGAGACGATCAACTTGGCGATCTCCTTGGGGTCGGGGTTGGTCATGGTGCCTTCCTGGGTCGTTCGGTGATGAACCGACCGCGGATGGTCAACCAGCTAGACCTCTACCCACACTATTTCCATAAAAACACGGCATTTCCCGTTGTATTATCTTGCCATCTGCGCTAGTGCGGGAGTATCGTGGTCCGTGCTACACACGGGTGCATCACGATTCTGCGCGAGCGGGATTGGCTCCTGGGTGTGGGGAACCGGAGGGTGTGGTGGTTCAGTCTGGCCGACGGGGCACCCACCCTCCGGGGGTCTTTTTCGGTTAGCCTCCTGGTCGGGGACGGTGAACGTATCATCGCCCCGATCGGTCGAGCCACCATTGCGGACCCTTCATTTCCCCTCCGTTACAAGATAATTATTTGGCATTCCGACTGCCAATTTTTCTTGGTAAACAGAGGGTGAACAATTCTGAATGCTGGCTATGTCGGGTCGGCCGTTCTAGGTTCGCCCGCCATGACCGAGGTTTGGTTCAGAAATCCAGTCACCTACATTCGTGAGTGCGCTGAAATGCTGACACCAAACATCGTCTGGGACAGGGGTCTGCTTCGCAAGAATAGGATCGACGCTCAGCGCCATGTTGAGGTGCATCTGCCCAGCGTGGTGGACTATCGCCTTCTACTCGTTGGTGATCAGGGCAGCGCCGAGCTCAGACGCGGCTACGGGCTGTCTAGCCCATACGCCGTATATCCAACATGGGAATACGGTCAAGATACCATTCCAGAACTTGAGTCAATGCTCCGTACCCAGGTCACCCCCAGGGGTCCTACGCCTGATGAGTGCGGGGTGCCGGGTCAGGAACATCGGGTAGTCGTTATTCGTCCACCGGATGCTCGAACGAAGATCGGCGATGCCTTCTACCTGACGCTTTCGCAGCTACAGCTTGAGTACCCCGATGCCATTGTTCACATCCACGGCACCTACTCGTTCCGAATCCTGTTTGGACTTGGTTTGGCGTCGGGCGACTGGGACCCACACGAGGATGCCCGTCGAGGGCGCATCGTGCTCGGAAGCGGGCGCAAGATCCCACACGAGGATGCACCATCCCATGCGGGCTGGACGGCCCTGTCCGGCTTCCGGTCGGCCGACCTTGCGATTGCCCGCAACCGCACCATGTTCAACATTGCCTCAGCGAATTGGGCCGGGATGAACTACTCGTCAACCGACAAGTGGCGGGTGCGCCCGGGTAGTGGCCCGGTTACATCGGTTCGTGACACCAGGAAGATCCCCGTTGCCGGGGACAAGATTGCGTGCGACCACTGCTCGCTCGCGCCCACATGCAAGTTGCATCGAGATGGAGGAGTCTGCGTCGTGGAAGGTTCTGATACGAGCGCACTAGCCAAGTACTTCAAGACCCGTGACAGCGGCAGCATCATCGACGGCCTTGGCCGCCTTATTGAAACCCAGTTGCATCGGGCGGAGAAGGGACTTGAAGCGGAAAAAGTGTCCGACGAACTTGACCCGGAGGTCACCAAGATTCTGAAGCATGTGTTCGACGGTGGCGTAAAGCTCGCCAAGCTCGTCGACCCGAACCTTGCTGGCGGCACCAAGGTCGGCATCTTCGTTGGCGGCAACGGTGCCGGCGCTGTCGGACCAACAACGCCGAACGCGATGGTTGCCGCTGTGATCGCTGAACTTGAGGCGCAGGGCATTGAGCGTGCGGACATCGACATGGAGACAGTTGCGACGTACATCGCCGCAACGAACCGTCCCGCGATTGAGGTGACCTCGTCATGAGTTCGGCGTCAACACTCGCTGACGAGATCCGCTGGCTGATCGACAACCCGGAGTTTGAGGAGCGTCCGGCAACGCTTGAGGAGTTCCTCGGCCCCGACTACCTAAACATCAGTTCTCGAGTCCGCACACGGATTCTCACCGAGCTCCGAGAAATCATGGGCGATGAGGTCAGTGCCATCCGGCCGACCCGCTACCAGCTGGCGCTCATTACGGGTGGCATCGGCATCGGCAAGACCACGATCGCGTCGATCGTGCTCCCCTACCTCGCCCACTGGTGCCTGTGCCTCAAGGACCCTCAGGCGTTCTTTGACCTGTTGCCCGGATCGCGCATCGCCTTCATGATGATGTCCACGTCGGAGTCGCAGGCCAAGGAGGTTCTGTTCGGCGACGTGAAGGCCCGCATCGGGCACAGCCCGTGGTTCAAGAAGTACCCCTACGACCCGTCGTTCAAGAACCAGCTGCGGTTCGCCAAGGAGATCTGGATTCTCCCCGGCGACAGCGCCGAGACAACGTTTGAGGGCTACAACATCCTCGGCGGCATCCTCGACGAGGCCGATTCCCACGTCGTGACACAGACCAAGGACTACGCCGACGTGGGCTACGACGCGATCAACAGTCGTATTGCATCCCGATTCCAAGATCGTGGATTCCTGCTCGTGATCGGCCAGAAGAAGAAGGCCGTCGGGTTTGTGGCGCGCAAGGAAGCGGAGTTTCGCGCCGACCCCAAGGCATACGTGTGCAAGCTGACGATCTGGGAGTCGATGGGCGACGACTTCTACAAGGATGCCAACGGCGAAACCCAGAAGTTCGCTTACGACATCAAGCGCAAGCAGATCGTACCTTCGGGCGCGGCCGAGCTCCTTGGTGGATCGGAGAACGTCCTTTGGGTGCCGGATCTTTACCGGCGTCAGTTCGACACCAACCCCGAGAAGGCACTGCGCGACCTTGCCGGAATCCCGCCCGCTGTCGGTGATCCGTTCATCAGCCTCACGTACAAGATTGAGGAGGCGCGCGACCGCTGGATTGAGCATCACCCCGGCGCTATCACCCCGGTTGCCCCCGACGGCAAGATGTGGCCCGGGTTCTTTGCCCCCGACACGCTCAAGCGTGTTGCCCACATCGACATCGCCTATTCGGCCAACGGCGACGCCCTTGGCTTCGCGATGGGGCACGTTCCGTCGATGGTTGAGGTTGACGGCGAGGTCAAGCCCTACATCGTCATCGACCTACTCATGCGGATCAAGGCACCCTCGGGCGGTGAAATCTTCCTGTCTGACGTTCGCCGGATGATCTACCACCTGCGCGACAACCTCGGATTCAAGATCGACCTCGTCACGATGGACGGATTTGAGTCGACCGACACGAACCAGCAGCTACGCAAGCGCCGGTTTCGCACCGACTATGTCAGCGTCGACAAGCAGGTGCTTCCGTACCACGACCTTCGCGAGGCTCTGTACGAGGATCGGATTGAGTTCCCCCCTTACATCGTCAATATCAAGAAGGACTCTGGAACTGAGCAGGTTGAGATTCTCTACAAGGAACTTACTGAGCTGGTGGACAATGGTCGAAAGATCGACCATCCTATCGACGGCTCCAAGGACGTTGCAGACTCGGTTGCCGGTGTGACTTTCTCCCTCATGGGCGATCGGCGCTACCGACGACGATCCCTCAACATGGAGCAACAGCAAGTACGCGACGAGGCAAAGAGTCGTCGAGCCGCCTACACGCATCCCGCAGTTCTGGGAGATTTCAGCCCGCCAACGGCTCCTCTCCCCCCAGCGTTTCGGAGATAACACATGGCCGTACTGGTCGACGCCAAGGGCACCCCCATCAAATCACATGCCAAGGCAAAGCCCATTGCCTCGCCGAGGGTGGACAAGGGCTTCGGCCAATGGGCGGGTCGCGACAACTTCTTTGCCACACTGCCTGGCGGTGGCGTGCTGCAGTTTGATCTGACCAAGCTCTCCCTGTCGGACTTCCGCTCCATGAGAAGTCACTACCAGCTCGGCGCATCGCTGAACGTGCTGACCTTCGTCATGCACCAGATCGACTGGAGGATTGAATGCGACAATCCGGGGATCTCCGACTTCATTGAAGATGAACTCCGCCGGACGTGGACGCATCTCATCTTCAGTCTGAGCCAGTCGTTCTGGGCGGGCTACTCCCCCATCGCTGTCAACTACGAAAATCGCGACGGCTACGTTCGCATCAAGCGCTTCAAGGATCTCGTTCCCGAGGAATGCGAGGTCAACTGGGCGGTTGAGGACGGCTGGGCCGAGCCGGGGCGGGCCAAGCCGAAGCTGTACACCTACGACGGCCTGATGCAGAACGGCCACTGGATTCCGCCCGAGAACACGGTCTGGTATCCACTGCTGATGGAAAACGGCGATCACTACGGTCGCAAGCTTCTCAAGCCGGCCTTTCCATCGTGGTTCTTCAGCAACCTGATCCACCTCTACACCAATCGCTACTTGGAACGCTTTGGCGAGCCCTTCCCCGTGGGTCGTGCCCCGTTCGACGACGACGTGCAGATTGCAGATGGTCAGTACATCAAGGGCAAGCAGGCGATGGAATCCATCGTCTCCAACATCCGCAACCGTGCCGTGACAGTGTTGCCCTCCGACCGCGATCCCGACAGCGGCCAGTACGAATACGACATCAGTTACCTCGAGTCGCAGATGCGTGGTGCCGACTTTGAGCGATACCTGAACCGCTTGGACGAGGAGATGTCGCTGAGTGTGTTCACCCCGATCCTGTTGTTCCGCACCGCTGACGTTGGCAGTTACAACCTGGGCCAGGCGCACCTTCAGATCTTCCAGCAGATGTTGAACGCCATTGCGGGCGACATGCAGTACTACATCCAGAACTACATCGTTGACCGCCTGCGCGTCATCAACTTCGGCGAGACATCGCCACGCGCAACGTGGACGTACCGACGCCTCGGCACGGTCGATCTGTCGACCTACAAGGAAATCGTGGTGGAGCTCATCCGCCAGAAGGCGGCCAAGCTCGACGTGTCCGAACTCGGCGCGTTGATCGGCGTCGGCATGGAGGAGCAGGAGATCCTCGTGCAGGACCCGGCCGCACCGGACCCGGCCGCGGACCCCAATAAGCCTGATCCGTCGAACGATCCGAAGGCTGATACCAAGAAGCCAGAGGTGAAGGCCGCCCGCGCCCCGCTCCACGAGGCGGCCGCCCGCGCCGCCCGGGAGATCGCCAAGGGAACCCCTACACCGACGCTCGGCTACAAGAACAAGGTCATCGACGCCCTCCAGCGCGACGGCTACGGGGCCGGGGCGGCGGTCAACGAGGCCGAGATGCTCTACCATCAGGTCAACGCGTTCCTCGACGACATCGGTGGCGCGATCACCGACCCCGATCGGGTCAAGACACTTCTGACCAACTTCATCGACCAGAGGATTGGGGCATGAGCGAGGTCGCGGAGTCCCACATCAAGCGGTGAGCGATGTCGGAACGAAAGGGAATCCCGCTGCGCTGTCCATTCTGCGCCGAGAGTCCCTTGCTTGCCATCTGCGGCAGAGACGAACGGAGCGGCGAGCCCTGGGTACACATCAAGTCGTGGAAGGGCAATCGCCTGTACGTTGAGGCCGTTGTTGTGTCCGGTGTTGTGAAGCTGAAATGCCGTTCGTGCGGGCGCTGGAACATACTTCGGATTGTGAAGGGCGCGCCAAAGCTCAGGGAACTCGACGGTCACCCTCTGGACGCTCTTTGATTCCAATTTCTGGCTGATGCTTGCTGCGTCAGTTTCAGATCGTGTTGGCTTGCGCTCAGCATGAGCACGATGACCGCGACACGTCCGAAGAGCGCATACTTCGGTATCGACATGGAGGGGGCGATGACCTTCACGGGTCAGGCGCTGCTCCCCCAGACCGATGGCACGTACAAGGTCGTCGGCAAGTCGATCTTCCGGGCGGGCACGTTTCGTGACTCGGCGGGCGAACAGGCCACATGGACGATTCAGCACCTTGAGCAGATGGCGGCCAACTTCAAGTTGCTGCGTGACAAGGGCATCTTCCCGAACGTGCCCGCCCGCAAGGATCACTCGTTCAGCATCGAAAAGGTCATCGGCTACATCGACGAGATGTACGTGCAGGGCGATCAGCTCCTCGTCGACTTCTCGGTCGCGAGCTCGCAGGATGCAACGAATCTGATGCGCGGCAAGTACCGCAGCGTCAGCAACGAAGTCGGCATGTACGTCGACAACAACGAAACGCCGTACTGGCCGGTCGTCATGGGCTTTGCCTACGTCGACATGCCAGCGGTTGAGGGCCTGCACTCCAAGTCGGAGATGCCGGTGACCTACTTCAGTCGGAACGCCGAACAGGAGAACAAGAACGTGACCACCGACAACGACAAGGGCGTGCAGCGCGCGTCCAGCTTCCGCATCAAGGGCAACGACACCCAGGATCATGCCGCCGTGCAGGCGTACATCACGGAGCTGGAGGCCCGACCGGGTCCCGCAACCTTCCGTGTGCGTGGCGCGGAGACGACCGATGTCGGCGCCGTGCAGACGCACATCGACGCTCTGGAGGGCTTCGCCAAGGAGACGAAGGACGGCGGCCGCAAGGCCTTTGTGTCGGGTCTGGCGCAGGCAGGCAAGATCGCCGAGCCGATGGTGGAGTCGCTGTCGGCGCTCGCCGTGTCGATGGACGACGCACAGTTCGATGCCTTCAAGACCAGCTACGAAGCTGCGCCCGCCATGCGACTCCTCCAGGAGCATGGTCAGTCGGCAAACACCGATGGCAAGTCGCCGGCCGGTGGCCGGGGTGATGCGGCCAGCGAGAAGTTGATCCTCGAGGAGCAGATCCGCATGCACCGTGACGCGGGCATGACCGAGGACGAGCTCAAGAACACCAAGGCGTTCAAGCGCCACGCCCAGATCACCAACCAGGCCTGAGGAGTAAGTCATGCCGTCCTTCACCACCAACGTGTTCGCCACGCCGTTCGGCAAGAACGTCTACCTTCGTTCGACCCGCAACCTCAAGTTCAAGAGCTACATGCTCGCTGGCGAGACGGTTCCCGCTCGCACCATCGACGGCAACCCCAACCAGCGCGTGCTGCAGCCGGGTACCGTCCTCGCCAAGAT